GCTGACATGAGGTGGCTGGGCGATTTGTTTGCCCTGGCCTGGGCGGTATCCGTCCTGCTCGTGATCTTCCTCGGGCCGTTTGTGGCGCTGGCGGTGTTGGTCAGTTATTTGTGGGGGATGGTATGACCCGCGACGAAATCATCGACATGGCAAACAAGGCGCATGCCTACATCGACCGTCACTTCCTGGTTGCTTCTAGCACGGGTATTGCTTCGTTTGAACACTTTGCCCGACTGGTGGCAGAACGAGAGCGCGAGGCAGTGCTCGACACGATTGACGAACTCATGGGCATGGAGCGCGAGCGTCACCCCATGTTCTCAGAAGGCTACGACCACGCTCTGCTGCATCTCAAAGAGTTTGTTAGCGCAAGGGGGAAGGAATGAGCGGCGACCACAACGCCAACCAGAAGGCAACCAAGGTACTGGCGCAGATAGATGCGGAGCCCAAGTCAAGGCAGAAAGTGTCTGAGAGATCAGTGCGGGTGACGATCGGCATGATGAGAACCCTCGCAAGCAACATCCCCATCAGCCCGTTCCACCTACACGCCGCAGATCAGATGGAGCGGATGTTGGATGAACTACTTCGACTGAGGAAAAAACATGACAGACAAGAAACTGAAACTTGAGATCGCACCTGGAGCCTTCGACAACTTCGATGGCACGCAGGAAGAACTAGACGAGATGATCGCCCAACTCAAGCAGATGATGGAAGACGGCACGCTGTTCGAGAACTCACGGGAAGTACCAGACGAGGAAGCTGCGGTCATCTGGGAGAGACTGAACAACAGGAAGCCCCCGCAATGAACCACATCAAACTTCTCATGCAGTGCCACGCCTACCTGCGGGGGACTACTATCAACACTACTATCAGCACTTCTTCTGGCCCACAGCCAATCGACCGCGACCAACTGGCACGCGACATCGCCAACTACATCAACCACATCGGAAGCCATGCCGAAGGCTGCTGGGCATGGGGGCCTGAGCACTACGTGTGTGCGTACGAGCGCGTCAAAGAACTACAGGAGAAACTTCTTGCTGACACCGCCAAGTCCTAAAGGCAAACGACAGATCAAGATCAACGCCATCATGCAGGCGCAGCTAATCAAGCTGCTGCTGGAGGGCACGTACACCTGCCAGGAAATGGCGGAGATGACCGGGCTGCACTACGTGACCGTGTGCCAATACACCAGGGAGTTGCATCGCGCAGGCGCTGCCCATATTGCTGCCTGGGAGAAAGACCCACGTGGCCGTGATCTAGCGAAAATCTACAAACTTGGTGAGGGCACCGACAAGCGGCGTCAGAAGAAGACGCAGGCCGAGCGGCAGCGTGCCTACCGCACCAAGAAGAAGCAGATGAAGATCATGGAGTTGTTGAGATGCAATGCCCCGAGTGTGGAGCGCAAGCCCGAACCCTTGAAACACGAAGAACCGCAAACGGTTTGAAACGAAGGAGATATGAGTGTCAGACGTGCACGTTTCGATTCACGACCCTCGGAACCCCGGAGAACCTGAGCGCGTCTCCCAAAATGAGCCCGCACCGGAACGAGCAGACGGTAAGAACATCGAGGCAGGAGAAAGCCTACTACGAGCGAATGCGCGTCAAGAAGGAGGCGGGCACTACAAGCAGTTCCAAATCGAACCCTGGGACGCCATCATTGACTGGAATCTTGGCTACTTGGACGGCAACGCCGTCAAGTACCTCAGCCGATGGCGACACAAGAATGGAATAGAAGACCTCAAGAAGGCGCGTCACTACATCGACAAACTCATCGAAACAGAAGAAGCAAAGAAATCATAGGCGGCGCGTTGGTTAGGTAACGGTGGCAAGCCTTGCAGATGCAACCCATCTTTGCCCTTGCGCAGTGTCGCCTCAGTAAATGGCTGCGCAAGACCTCCACACCTAGACCGAGGGGGCTAGGAATCTGCATCACCCCCTTACCCAAATACAGGAGCAGACATGGCCGCGACACCTGAGCGCAAGGTCAAAGACAAGATCAAGGCGATCTTGGAAAAGACTGGCGCTTACTACGCGATGCCCATCGGCAGTGGCTACGGCCACGCAGGTGTGCCCGACTTCCTCTGCTGCATCGGCGGACACTTCTTCTCGGTGGAAGCCAAGGCAGGCAAGGGGAAAACCACAGCCCTACAAGAGGCTGAGATGGCCAAGATAAAGGCCGCAGGAGGAACGACCTTCGTGATCAACGAAGACAACATAAACCAACTACAGGAGTGGCTGCATGCTAGGAGAGGTAATGAGTGAAGACGACAAGGCGTACTACGCCAGGATGGATGCGCAGATAGCGGCGATGCCGGACGATCAGCAGAAGGCGCTGATCAAGGCCATCAAGCTGATCCTGCGCACGTTCGTCGAAGAGGACACGCAAGGTGTCCTGGTGGTGGCCAGCGCCGATGGGTATCTGACCACGATGGGGCTGAACGCCAGCTTCATTGAGTCTGCGTCCATCGTCCGCGCATCAGCGGAAGTGTTTGCGGACACATTCAAGAGCAACAACGAGGAGACTAAACATTGAACCTACCTTTCAAGAGGGTGCTGGTTATTGACTTTGAAACGGCGTGGGACAGACGGGAATACACCCTCTCCAAGATGACCACGGAAGAATATGTACGCGACCCCCGCTTCAAGGCTTGGGGGTTGTGCTGGAAAGAGGTAGGCGAGGACGCCTACCCTATGTGGGTTCGCGGCGAAGCCATCGCAGAGTGGGCTGAACAGATCGACTGGTCAACGACGGCGGTGCTGGCACACAACGCCCAGTTCGATGTGACGATCCTCTCCTGGCGCTACGGCATTCAACCCGCCTTTATCTTCGACACCCTGAGCATGGCTCGTGCACTGCGCGGCATCGAGGTCGGCAACAGTCTGGCCAAGCTCGCTGAAGACTTCGGGCTACCGCCCAAGGGTCAGGCGGTGCACAGCACAGACGGGATGCTGGACGAGATCAGCGAGGAAGTAGAAGACGAGTTGGCGCAGTACTGCGCCCACGATGTAGTGCTTTGCGAGGGCATCTTCGACCGGCTGCTTCCTGGCTACCCTGCCAAGGAACTGCGCCTCATCGACATGACGCTCAAGATGTACACAAGGCCGCTGCTGGAACTCGATAAGGAGATGCTGAGCAAGGCCATCGAAGAAGAAAGGAATGCCCGTGAAGGACTACTACAGAGGCTGGGCGTGGATGAAGCTGCGCTTGCGTCGAATGATAAGTTTGCTGCGCTCCTCGAACAAATCGGAGTTCCTCCGCCGGTCAAAACCAGCAAGACCACGGGGCTTGAAACGTACGCGCTTGCGAAGAATGATGCCCTCTTTCAGGCGCTGCTCAACAGCGACAACGAAGACGTGATGCTGCTGTGCCAAGCGCGACTGAAGGTCAAGTCCACCAGTGAGCGCACGCGTGCACAACGCTTCCTCGACATCGCGTCGCGTGGCCGGTTACCGGTCCCGCTGAGCTACTTCGGTGCAGGCACCGGGCGCTGGACGGCCAGTAAGGGCAGCGCCATCAACATGCAGAACTTAAAACGTGGCAGCTTCCTCCGAAACTCCATCATGGCCCCGCAGGGGCACGTACTGGTTGCTGGTGACCTTTCGCAGATCGAGCCCCGTGTCCTCGCGGTTCTTTCGGATAACGAGGCTCTACTAGACGTGTTCCGTGCCGGTGGTGACCCGTATGCCGCCTTCGGCGCACAGATGTTCAACATCCCTGGCATGAACAAAGACAGCCACCCAGTAGAGAGGCAGTCCGCCAAGTCTGCACTGCTTGGCGCAGGCTACCAGTTGGGGTGGGCGTCGTTCGCTGCGCAGCTTCTCACCGGGTTCCTGGGCGCAGCACCCCTGCGCTACACCATAAAGGACGCCAAGACCCTGGGCGTGACAGCCGCTGATGTAGACCGCTTCCTGTCCTGGGAGGACAACATCAAGCGCATGGAGAGCATCCCGCACACCTGCACGAACAAGGAACTGGCCATCCACTGTCTCGCAGCCAAGGCCATCATCGACAGGTATCGGGCCGCTTCGCAGCCCGTGGTGGCGTTCTGGAACCTGTGCCAGGAACTCATCGAGTACAGCCTGTACAAGGGCAAGGAGTACACGCACAAGTGCATCACCTTCCGCAAGGAGCAAATCATCTTGCCAAGCGGTATGGCGATGCGGTATCCTGATCTCCGCCCGGACAAGGGCGAT